GGGCCCGGTCCGGGCCGATGTCAGCCTGATACTCGCGGCCGCCCGGAACGCTGAGGTCGTAGTTGATGCTGCGCGGGATGTGCGGGGCGTGCGCGATGCTCGACCAGCGGTGTTGCCAGTCCTTCTTGATGTTCAGCGCACCCCTGGAGACGACCTTGCGGGTCTCTTCGCCGACGTCGTTTTCGGCGTGCCTCAAAGCGGCACGCAGCTCGGTCAGGCCGGTGACGATGACGTCCATCAGGTGGCCCGGATCAGACCGAGTCGCCGCGCGGTCGCGTGGGTCTTCGTGCCCAGGGTCTCAACGTGATAGGTGCCCACGAGCAGGTCGGAATCATTGGCGGCAGTGTTGATGACGACTTCATCGCCGCGCTGCACGCCGGGTGATGTGGTGACCGGCAGTTGCAGCAAGACGCCGTACACGACCACCGAGTTGTCGCCGACCTCGACGCGGCCGCCGGACGGGCTGGTGGGCGACAGCTGCACCCGGCACGGACCGGAGTAGACCGCCGCGTACTGCGGTGTCTCCGTGGCGTACAGGTCGTTGGTGTCGACATCCACCACGCGGCGAATGACGCACGTGTCGACGAAGCCGCCGGCGGCGAACGCTCGGCCGCGGGCGAGGACGGAGGCGCGGGACATGTGGCCTCCTCAGTCGCAGATCTCGGTCTCCCCGGTGTCGGGCCGTGCCGTGTCGCCCGTATCGGCCGCGGCCGTCGTCCCCGAACCTGGCCGGGCCGTGGTGCCACTCGAGGGCCGCGAGGTGGTCGAGGTGGGGCGCACGGTCACGCCCGAGCCCGGCCGGGCGGTCGTCGCGGTGGCGTAAGTGGTAGTGCCCGAGCCAGGGCGTGCCGTGGTACCGCCGTTCGGGCGGGTCAGCAGCGCCACCGTGTGGACAGTGGTGCCGGCGTCCGGGCGAGGCGTGGGTGGCGGGCACTCGTCGGGGACGCTGATCAGCCAGCCGTTGGCCGGACGTTTGGCCGCGACCCGCAGCGCCCAGACCCGCATCCGCGACCGGGTCGGAGGGTAGGCCGGCGGTGAAGGTGGCGGCACCTGCGCCGGGATGAACTGCACGCCACGGCGGCGGGGCGGCGCGAGCGGGCGGACCTTGACCCGACCCCGCGATGGTGGTGCGGCCTGCGCCGGGACGGGCGGCTGGCCACGACCCCGCAGCAGTCGAACGATGACCCGCAGCGCCTGCCGGAATGCTTCCGGCACATAGGTCGGTGCGGCGGGTGCGGCCTGGGTCGGAACGGGTGTGCTCGCGCGCCCGCGCGGAGGACGGACGACACGCGCGCGGGCGCGCGCGGACTGCGGCGGATAGGTGGGCGGCGTGGGCGCGATCTGCGACGGGACAACCTGAGCGGCCCGGCCACGAGAAGGACGCGGAGGCCTGAGTCTCGCCCTGCCGCTCGTCGGCGGCCAAGCCTGGGCGATGGGCATGTCAGCGACCCGCGGCCGGTGCCACGCGAACGCCTTGAGTGCGAGCCGGCGGATCCGGTCCGCAACGTACGTCGGTGCCGCGGGGGCGACCTGGGCGGGCACGGGCGAAGCGCTACGACGCCGGGTCAGCCAGGCGAGACGAACCCGCCCATGCGGGCTCGGCGGTACGGGAGCCGCCTGGGCCGGAACTGGGGCACCGGCGCGACGACGGACAGGCCAAACGGCGCGGATACGACTGTGCTCGGCCTGCGGCGGGTAGGTCGGAGCTACCGGCGCCGCAGTCGGGATGACCGGCTGCGCGGCCCTGGGCCTCAGTCGCGGAATCCGAACCGGACGAACCCTGGACACGCGCGGCGGGGCGGCGACCGGTGGCGGAACGGACGTCGACTGCCGGTGACGCGGCACTACCGGTCGCAGGAACCGCAGACGTTCCGGCTGGGGCACGAAGGTCGGCGCGGCGGGTGCGGCCTGAACCGGCGGCACCCAGGTCGGGCGGCGACGTCGCACCGGCATGGGGCTAGGGCGCGGTTTGCGGGACTGGGGAACAAACGACGCCGCCGCGGCCGTGAGGGCGGTCGACAGTTTCGACCTGAACCCGTAACCGATCGGTGCCGAGTTCGTACTGACCGTCGTGCCGGTGATCGCGGACTGGTTGGCGCCGCCGCCGGTCCAGTCGTTGATCGGCGTACCGACAGCCTGCTGATCCAACACCGAGCCCGCCAAAGGGGCTGCCGCATACCAGGCCTGAAGCGAATGAGCGAGTTGCTCTATGTCGACGTCCGCCAACGCTCGCGACCAGGCCGCCACGACTGCGATGTCGCCGTTGAAGAACTCCGCCGCGGCCGTTTGGTACCGGCCGATTCCAGCAAACGCGGTCGTACCGGACGGGTCGGCCAACGTCGACCCGGCGTTGGTGTGGGTCCACGTGTTGGTGCCGTACACGTACTTGTGCCCGCGCGGGGTCGTGGTCCCTGCCGTCTTGGTGGCGGCGATCAGATGCCAGTTGTCGGCGGTGGAGCCGGCCATGATGTTGGTGCCGCGGTAGTTCCACTGTCCGCCGAAAATCTCAAGGAAATGTGTGTCGGCGGACCCGGTGGACCCCATCCACAGCGGGCAGCCGTCGGTGGTGTCGCCGAGCTTGACGATCGCGGCGATCGTGCAGGCCCCGGTGCCGATAGACGCCAGCCCGCCGACCGTCAAAGAGATGACATCGGACGACCCGTTGAACGTGCGAGCCACGGACTAGCCGTCCTCGTCGGTGTGCAGCCTCCCGATCCGCCGCCAGATCACATATCCCAGCAGCGCCGCCTTCTGCGTAGCCGACGCGGTGGTACGGAACGCGGCCGGCAGCGCACTGTTGTAGGACGCCGCGTTGTCCTCGGCCCACTGGTCGGCCGCCGCAACTGCGGCGGCGAGATCAGCCTTCGACCACGGCGACAGCTCGGCGTTCTCGCGCATGTACTGCGCACCGACGCGGGCGCGGGAGGTGCTGTCGAGCAGTGCCACGGCAACCCCCGATCAGAGCGTCGTGTAATCGATCGCGAGACCGACACATTCGGCGTCACCGGTTGCCGTGTCGGAGCCGCTGGCCGCGGCCCGCGCCAACCGGACCACCACGAAGTCGCCGGCGGCCACGCTGTCCGCGTTGGTCAGCGTGATCGACACCACCTTCACGAACCCGGCCGTTCCCGCCACTGTGTCCGTGGCGGTGTTCGCGGCGGCGAAGACCTTGGCGTCGGCGTCGGTCGCGTCACCCGAGGTGATCGCGGCGACCCGGACGTCCCACACCACCGCGTTCGCGGTCGCCGACGCCATCTTGTACGCCACCTTCGCCACCGGCGCCGACGCGTAGTTGGTGGGCCACATCGTCTCGAATGTGACCCATTCCTCGTTGGTGGCGTCGAACGCCAGCTGAAGAAAGTAGACGCCCGGTGCGGTGCCGCTGGACTTAACCCGCTGCAACGCCGGGAACAGGTTCGACGCCGAGCCGTCGGGGAAGATCGCACTTCCCATGTCGCACGGGATAGTGCCGGTGGCCACGGCCGCTCACACCTCGATCTCGACGTTCAGTCGGATCGAATGCGACGCGGGCAGCGTGTTACCGATGTTCACGAAAGCAATCCCGTTCGCTGTGCCAATCGCGCACACAAGCTCGTCAACAAACTCATATTGGGTTTCATCGTTGGACTGGGTGTTGAGCGGAATAACCATGATCGGGTTGGTGGCCAGCGTCGGGCCGGTCGTGCCGATCGTGATGGCCGTCGTCACGATCAGACCCACCGTCGGGTCGGTCTGCGGCGTCCACGTCTCCAACGGCTGCCCGAGCACGGCAGCAGCCAGGCCGGTACCCGCCGGCGCCACCGTCTGCCGGTACACACCTAGCGAGATCTGCTGCGAGGTGGGCACGCCAGCACCGGCGATCACGCCCCACTTGATGCGGCGCAGCCGGAACCCGGCCGTCGCCGAGGCGCCCCAATATCCGATGTAGCCGTTGACCGTCGTGGTCGCGTTGACCCCGGAAAGCTGCGCGGCCTGCGACAGCCCGGTCGTGCCGTAGCGTGCCATGAACTCTCCTACCTAGTGCTGGTGACGGCGGTCATCAGCTGCCGCCGATTCGGACCAGCCCTGCGGGCCGGCCGTACTTGCGCCGCAGCGCCATAGCCAGATGCGGCGCGGCGTCCATCGCCGCCGACGCGCGCTCGTAGGCGACCTTGTAGTCGTCGATCTCCTCCGACGCCGCACCTGGCGGGGCCGCGTACGCCACAGACGACAGCGACAGCACCGCCGAGCGGGCCAGCTCCAGATCCTGCAACCCGGCCGCGTAGCCATGCGTGTAGACCAGACCGACCGCCGACGGCGCATACAGATAGGTCTGCCAGCCGGCCGAACGCCACAGGCGCGACCTGCCGAACAGCTTGTACGTGATGCCATTGGTGCCCGACCCGGCCGTCAGCGTGGTGCCGTCGAGGGTGACCGTGGTCATTACGGTCGCCGGCATCTGTGGCAGCCACAGCACCGACTCGGTCGTGCCGACGATGGTGGCCGTATCGCCAACCACCTGCAGAATGCGCTGCCCGCCCGCCGCCTCCTGCACCACTGCGGTGGACGCGTTGATGAGGACGTTCGCCGTGGACGTGTCAATGTCGGACTGAAGCACGGAGGCGAGATCGGACGGAGTCGCCAGTTGGTCGGCAGCCATCTAGACCTCGCCTCCGTGCCGCTGCGATCTCAGGTGAGGACCACGTAGGGGGCGAAGTTCGCCACCGTCGGCGTGGCGATGGTGCCCGGCGCCGTACCGGTCAGTGCCGCGCCCGACGTCTGCGCAAGGTTGCGCTCGCCGGTCACGATCGGCGGCACCGCGATGCTGCCGAGCAGGCTCGGCACAGTGGTGGCCTTGACCATGATCGTGGCCCAGTAGATGCCGGTGATGCTGATGGTCTGCGCGGTCGCCAGAGCCTTGGTCATGGTCGTGTTGGCCGCCCATGCCGCGGTCAGCTGGTCGGCGGTCTGCGCGAGCAGAGCGGGCGTGGCTGCGTTGGAGTACAGCGCGAACCACCAGTTGGTCGGGGTGCCGGCCGCGGTGGCGCCGGACCGGAACGACAGGCTGGTGATGACGTCGCCGGCCGTCAGGAAGATCGGCACCGAGGTCATGACCTGGGTGGTCAGCGGGACGGAGACGTCCGAGGCCGAGTCGTACTGGCCGTACCGCGACGCACTGGCCCGATAGAACGTGTTGGCGCTGGTGGGGGCCGCGGCGTTGAGGTAGCCCAGCGCGTCGCGGGTGTTGCCGGTGTACTGGCCGAGCAGGGTCATGATGCTGTCTCCTCAGTGACGACGAACCGCTCGACGAGCTGGTCGCGGGTGAACTCGTCGGCCTCCTCGGCCGACATGCCGTGCGTGACGGCGTAGGCCCGCCAGGCGGCGGCGCTCGCGGACTTCTTGGGCGGCGCGTCGGCCTCGACGTCGGGCTCTTCGTCCTCGACCTGGGCCTCGTCCTCAACCTCGACTGACTCGGGCTCGCCGCCGTCGACCGGCTCGACGCCGTAGCCGCGGTCACGGAAGTAGGCCAACTCGGCCGCGTAGGTGACCTCGTCGACTGTCGCGGCGCCGTCAACGAACACGACACTGCCGACCTGGCCTACGTACCCGGGTTCCGGGGTGGTAACGGTGAAGGCGGCCATTACTGCACCGTGACGTTGCGGTAGACGCCCGCCGACTTGGTGTTCTTCAGGATCATCGCGATGGGGCCCATCTCGATCTCACCGGACTTCACCGCACCCGTGGTGGTGAAGTCGGGCAGGTTCGTCAGCATCAGCGGCGAACCGGCCACCGCCGCGCCGTGGAACGCGTCGATACCGAACGTGACGGCATAGATCGTCGTCACGTTCGCCGTGATCGGGATGATCGGCGCCGAACCGTCGGAACGGTCCCCGATGTCGACCAGCACCCAGTCGCCATACATGTCGATCTGCCGGCCGAGCGAATCCTTGCTGGACGTGGCCAGCGACGCCCACCGGGCCAGCGCCTTCAACCGCATGATCGACTTGGTGTTGCCGAGGATCGCCTTCACACCCGGAGGCAGCGCGCCCGGCGAACCCTGATCGCCGGAACCGGTGTGGCTCGGCACGATCCGGGACAGCCACTCGTCGAGCTTGTCCAGTTCGGCGTTCGCCAGCACCTGCGTGACGATCGTCGCCGGGGTCCAGTTCGTGGCCGTGGTCAGCTCGGTCGACGTGCCCGTGAGGGACTTGTCGAGGCCGTCGAAGCCGTTGGCGTCCACTGCGGTGTCGCCGAGGATGACCTCCTGCTGGAACCGGATCCGGATCGACGTCAGCAGCTGCTGCATCTGGAACGTGGTCTCGTTGGTCTGCTGCGGTCCGAGTCGGGCCAGCGCTCGGTCCACGGAGAACGCCCCGCCGAGCGGCTTAAGGTCCACCGTGAAGCGGGTCCGGGTCGCCTGGCTGGGCGCATACTCCGTATTGAACGCACGGAACGCGGCCGGCGCGGCGGTCGTGAGGCGGGTGTAGCCGTAGGTGAGGGTGCCGCCACCCGTGCCGGGATTGGCCGTGTCGTCGAACACGACCTGGTCCATCAGCCAGCTGTAGCGGCGCAGGTTGTCATACACGGCGAAGTCGACATCGTTGAGCGTGTTGACCTGCGCCTGGGCAAGGGTGATCGGCATTGTGTCTCCCGATTGGGCGCCGTCATCCCTTGGCCGATATGGCCTTCGAGACGGCGGCGGTCAGTGAAGTGGAACGGCTTTTCGGGTCGCCCTTGGAGCCCTGCGACGGGTCCGGTGCGGGTGTCTTCTTGTCTGGCTCGGCCGGTTTGACGGGAAAGTTGGCGAGGATGTCCTCGGCGTCTGCCTCGAGTTCCTCGCGGTTGGCCCCGACGAGCCGCTTGGCCTGGCCTGCGGTGAGGCCCTTGGCGGAGGCGACCTCGAGCCGCAGCGCCTTCAGCTCGGCCGCGGTGGCCTTCTCCTCGGCGGCGACCGCCCGGTCGGCGGCCTTCTGCAGTTCGGTCTTGTCCGCGTCGGCCTTCTCCTGCTCGGCCTTGCGGTACTTGGCCAGTTCGGCCTCAGCGGCCTTGCGGGCGGTGCGCTCCTCTGCGAGCGCCTTCTTGCCGGCGTCGCCGAGGGCGTCCGTGGCCTTGTCCGCTGGCGGGTCGCCCGCCAGCGGTGGGGTCGGAGGGTCGGTCGGTGTCGGATCGGGCAGGGTGGGCTGGGTCATCGCGACCTCTCGGGACAACCGGCAT